ATATAAGGTCGTTGCTAGGGCTGTTAAGGTGGTTGCTGACGATGTAAACAACAAAGTAGCGACACTACCATTATATTTATATAATTGATACTGAACCTGAGCACCTGCAAAGGCAGTTAAAATAGAATAATAAGCACTAAAAGTCCAAGTTCCTGCTGGTATGTTGGTTACACCAGGATCTAAAGCATCCGTAATAAACGAAGCTATTGTTCCTGCTCCTGTTTTAGTAAATGTAACCGATGTTCCACCTACCTGGCTTCTGTTTAATTCTTTACATACAATACTATCAAAAGTACCTTGTGCAGTACCTCCGTTAAAGTAGTAGATAGCGTTGCTATCATATTCATATAAAACTATATTAGTTCCGTTTATTGCTGATGCCATATTTTAAAATTGACTTGATTCGTAATAATAATCATTTGTTAAGGTACTAGCTATCTCTGTATTTGATATTTGAAGTAATGTTGAATTTATTTGATTGTCTACAAATGAGATTGTAGCATTACCTAACATATATGAATCACTTGCTATATTTATAGGACTAGGATCTGTGTCAGTAGCCTTTACTAATTTAGAAGCATTAAATATACCATTAGTGGTAGAATAACTAGATAAATCACAATCAAGATTTATTATATTTTTACCATATATGTTAATAAATTGCTGAGTTAATAGTTCTTGCAGACTAACAAAACCTCCACCTGGGCCACCATACCTACTCCAATTTATAGCTATTGAATCATTAGAAAGATATAAAGCACCAATTTGTATTGGGTTTACATCTGTACCAGTTACGCTTGGTGCATAAAAACCATAAGGTACATCTATTGTATTAACATATTGCTTATTGTTATCTGTATAAGCAGAATATACTACTGATTCTAATGTGCTTCTAAAAGATAATTGAAAATTACCAACTGTTACAGTTGATGTAGTTGTAGAATCTAGAAAAAACCCAAAACTTAATTGTCCATCTATTGGGAATGGTTTAGATTTTACATTAAAATTAAAAGGAGCATAAGACTGATTAGGGCCTACAAGAGCATTCGTTAGTGCATTAGTTGACCAAGATCCATCTAAATCCATATAATATACAGAACCAGCTGTTGGAGTTATAAAAAATTGTACATATCCGTTTACAGCTGAAACGCTACCAGATAAGAATGTCATTGTATAATCTAATGAATCACCTAAACAAACTTTAGGCAATCCTGTATTAAAAATAGTCATTTTACTAGTTGGTGTACCTCCTCTAGTTAATATATAAGTAGCATAATTTTCATCTACATTATCAACAATCACAAATGAATTACCTGTGCTTGTTGTTACAGGATTCCAATTATAAGGCTGATTTGTATTTTGTGATGGTCTCAAATTCCAATTAGTCATATAATTATCAGGATAAGTAATAGAGTTATTAATAACTACTTTATTAAATCCTTTCTTCAATAATTTGACTTGAGAATTATTTATAAAATATAAATCACTTGTGTTACCTGTATAAGCTTGAATAGTACTTAAAGTATTTAAATTACTACCACTAGCAACTACTGTTCCACTTGAGTTGTATTCTGTGTACCAATTATTTGTATTAGCAAATTCATTAATAGCTACTACCCACCATTTACCACCTGCTTGGAATATTCTACAACCAAAGGTTTTTGCTATATTAGATAAAATCTCTAAGCAATTCTTATATGTAGAAGGATTTTCTAAGAAGGTTCTATATGGAAGATATGTTTGTATGAATGGTTCATTATAAGATTGAACACCTCTATTGCTCATACCAGTTGAAAAGTATGAACAAACTATTACAATATTGGAATTGGTTGGCTGAAAGTCTAAAGCATTAAAACATAATCTCATAAAATATAGCAGATTATTTTTACTATTAATGCTATTAGTAAATAACTCTGGTAAATCTATATCTTTAAGCATACCAAGTCCATCAATGGCATTAAAAGACATTTGCCTTCTACCAGTAGAAAATCCTATACTAACGCTATCGCTTAGTACCCACCCACACCATTCTAATGTAGCATCTAGATAAAGCTGAGCAAAATATTTTCTATCGTTAAGCGTAACTAGATTAGGTATATTAACTAAATCATCAGTAATATCTATTGTAATTCCTAACTGACTAGCGAATATTGGCTCAAATGGATCATCTGATTTTGGTAAATATTGTAAATTTATATCTACCCCTTGGTATTCGATAACTGTTGGTGCAGAACCTAAATCTTCTTGTAAATACAAATAAGCTGTTTTATTAGCTCTTGTAGCAAACGTAAATTTATATTTATTATAATATGCCATTATGAACCTCTTCTTAAGTTTAATGATGATTCAGACCTATTCAAAGCTAATACTAAATCACTACCACGAAGTACAAAACTACCTCCACCACCTCCAATAATATCTTTTAATTTATCTAATGGTGCTACAACCTCGGGGTTTGAACTAGCACCAGGATATTCTCCTATTAATCCCATTGTAGGGCCACTTACAATACCTCCATTTGCGAATGCTTTCGCACCTCCTCCGCCTGACATACTTTTTGATGATTCTGATAGTCTTCCCTTTACATACGTTCCTAGTGCAACCAATGCAATACCTGCTGCTATTGCGACAACTGGATTTAGGTCTTCTAAGGCTTTCTTAATTCCTTCAATTGCAAAACCTGTTGCTATTGCTAATTGACCTATTTGAATTAATCCATCAGCTAGTATACCTAAAAAACTATTCATCACATCTTTAATACCACCACCTTGAGATAGCATTTTACCAATATTTTCTCCTAAGCTTGTACCTAATTTTGTTAGTGTTTCACGAATAATTGTATTTAAAGAATTAGTCACATCAACCATAGACACTTTATAGTCTTTTAGCTTTTCGGCAGATCCATCTATAGCAGCATTGACTCTTATTAGTGCATCATCTATTTTATCAAATTCCGCAGCTGTATATCCACCTACAGAAGCTAAATCATATAATTTATTTTTATAATCTTCTAGTATTTTTATTCTTTCTGCAGCAGTTGATTTACCACCTTTAAGTAATATTTTAGTTTCTACATCAGATTGTATTTTTAAAGCATCTAATGAATTTTGTAAATTTCTTTCATTAATTGTATTTTGTTCTTTTGAATCTTGTTCTGCTATAGCTTTCTTAGTATCATATAATTGTTTGTGTAAATCAGCAGCTTTATTTAAATAAAAAGATTCTTGTATAAACCCTAGTTCGTGCCAATAGTTTAATTCAGTAGTATATCTTTGAAGTATTTCTACTTTTTTAGTACTATTATCATCAGCATATTTTAATTCATTATCTAAACTATCTGTAAATGTTTTTTGCTCTTGTTCAATAATCTTAGTATAATAGGCAGGGTCTTCTTCTACTTTTTTATCTTTAGTAACTTTTGATTTTTCTTGCCCTAGCTTTATTCCAGTTTTTGTTAAATCATTTAATTTAAATTGTAGTCTTTCTTGTTCATTTAAACTATCATTAGCAGAAACATTTAGTTTGCTGATTGCTTCGTTATTCTTTAAGATTTCAGCAGTTATATTCCTTATCTCAATTTTAGTAGCTGCACTTTCTTCGTCACCTAATCTAATATCTGCTCCAATAGCAACAATATCAGTCGATTCGTTTTTAATTAATTTATTTAATTCATATCTTTTGTTAGTTAATTTTTCATTAACTATTTGAAGTCTTAATCTTTCTTCTTCATCTGCTAATTGTTGTGCACTAAGTTTTCCTATTTTTTCTTCTACTGCCTTGGCTCTTGCTTTAGCTAAAATAGCTGTTGCAACATTAAATGTAGCTTCTGCTACTTGACCATTTAAAATTGCTTCTTTATTTAAGTTGCCAAAATAACCTGGATATTCTTTTTGCAATTTACCTACTGCAATAAGCCTATCAGACATAGATACTTTTTGATCTGCTGCAACATCTAATAACGCTTTTATAGACGCTACTTCACTATAACCATTTGCTGTTGCATTTTTTAAAGATTCTGCATAAGCATCTTGTTCTTCTTTTATCTTTTTAGTTGAAGCAGCTACTTTTCTATTATACTCATCCCACATAGTTAAACCTGAGATAATAACAGAAAATGCTAAATAAGCAGCTCCACCAACACCTGCTATGCCACCCAATAAAGCAGGTAAGTTGTTTTGAATACCTCTAAAACCATATGGTAAATCTTGTACAACTAAAGCAAGATTAGTCCATTGTCTACTACCTTTATTTAATGAACCTGCTGCTGCATCATTAGCTGTTTTAGCTGCTCTAGTAGCCGCAGTATTTTTTTCTAAAGCTAAATTAGCTGGAGCTATTGATGCTCTTAATTGATTATATTGTTCTTTAAGTTGTTGTATTGCAGGACTTAAAGGTTGTACACCCATTGTCAAAAGACTATTCATAGACTTTCTTAAGGCATCCATTTTGTCTTTAACGACATTAGTATAATCTCCGAATAGTTTCGCTGAACCTTCTATTCTATTAAATTCTTTACTTAACGTGGCAGAAACACCTCTTATATCTTTTTCAAAAGCTGTAGCGACTTTAGCTAATCGTAAAAAAGCACCTTCTGCTTCTTTGAAATCTGCCGTGACTCTAATCTGTAATAAATCTTCTGCCATTATCCTTTAAATTTAAATATTTCCATATTTTTTAAGTACAGCCTGTAATTCATCTTCTGTCATTACTCTAGGCTTGACAAAGTTACGATTATCGCAATCTAATTCAATAAGGTCTTTAGGCTTAACCTTCTTACCTTTTGGTAGTTGGATATTGATAAGCATTGTAGTTTGCCATCTAGTTCTAATCCATTGCTGTTCTTCTTCGTGTCTATATCCGTACCAAACAAAATCTAACTCAGCCATCGTCATCTCCCAAAACAAATGGGGAAGCACTTTGCACTCCCCCATTGTATATCTTTCTATGTCAATCCACTCTAATTTTTTTTTACTCCAT